CGTCGGTGTTCGTCTGGGCGAAGTGCTCGAAGCCAGCGGAGGCCTGGTCCAGCCCGGCTGCCAGCTTCTGGTAGCCGGAGATGTTGTAGCCGAGCTGCGCCTGCTGCTGCTGGAACTCCCCGATGACCGTCGTGGAGTTGACCTTCGTCAGGACCAGGGCGGCGGTCAGGGCGCCGAGCCCCGCGACGGCGGCACCGATCCACACGAACGGGGAGACAGCGTCGAAGGCGAGCTCGGCGGCGAGCATGCCCTTCTCGGCGAGGGTGGCGCCCTCGGTCGCGGCGGCGAAGGTGGTAACCGACCCGATAGCTCCGGACAGCCACGACACGATCGACGACCCGGTGACGGCTTTCAGGGCGGTCGCTACCGCGCCGGTGGCCCCGGCCCACAGCTTCATCCCGCCGACCACCCCCGCTACGCCGGCGATGACGGCGGTCAGCACCCCGGACGGGATCGCGTTCACGACGGCGGCGAGGGCGTTGGCTACGGCGGTGATCACGGCGGCCGTCGCGGCGGTGAACACGTTCAGCAGCGGCGTCAGGGCCGACAGCAGCCCCAGGACGACGGGGATGAGCGGCGCGGCGGCCTTGAGCAGCGCGGTCAGGACCACGTTGGCGAGGTTAAGGAGCGACCCGCCGATGGAGGCGATCAGGTTGCCCGCGTCGGTGGTGAACGCGCCGAGGAACTGGGTCAGCACCGGGATGACCAGCGGCAGCACCTTGATGATCGCGCCGAGCGCCGTCTCGGCGAGCTGGGTCAGCGGCGGGATGAGGGCGGTCAGGACGTGGACACCGACGGTGGAGATGACGTTGACGAAGTCGCCGAACAGCGTCAGGAGCGGCGGGATCGCGGGGGCGAGCCCGTCGATGAGCTTCGATATCAGGGTGCCGATCGGCGCGGCGAGGCCCTCGAGGATGTTGCCGAGCTGGGCGAACGCGCCCTTGCTCTCGAGGGTGTTGAAGACCTGGCCGAGGGCGGTCGCGAGGGTGTTGAACGCGGGGGCGACGGCCTTCAGGATGCCCGCGACGAGTTGCAGCCCGGCGGACAGGTCGGTGAGGACCGCTCCCGCGAACTGGGCGATGATCTTCCCGACGGTGACGAGGAACGGCTCAAGGGCCCGGATCGCCCCGGCGAACGCGGTGAAGGCGGGGCCGAGAGCGGACGCCATGACCTGCGCGAGCCCGCCGATGACGGGCAGCAACCCGGTGACGACGCCGAGCAGGGCCTTGAGGATGACCGAGCTCGGGCCGAGGACCGTGGAGAACTGCCGGAACATCTCGCCCAGGTTCGAGCCGAGGGACGCGAAGAACCCCGCCACCACCTGGACGGCCGGCGCGGCGGCCTTCAGCAGGCTGATCAGGCCGGACAGCAGCCCGCCGGCGAGCTGGGAGATCCCGTCGATCAGCGGCCGGATGAACGGGGCGGTGGCGCGGAACGCGGCCCCGAGCAGCGGCAGGACGGTCCTGGCCAGGTCGCCGAGGCCGAGGATGAGCGGCTGCGCGAGCGTCGCGGCGGACCCGAACAGCGAGTTGAGCGGCCCGGTAAGGCCTTGCAGCAGCGACGCCACCTGGCGCAGCGGCCCGGCGAAGTCGGGGGCGAGGGTGGCGGTGAACTTCTTCCACCAGTCGCCGATCTGCTGCTCGGACTTGAAGATCGACTGGAGCGCCGGGGACAGGGCGGCGATCTGCTTGTTCACCGCGGCCATCTGCTGCGCGGCTGCCTGCAACTGGGCGGGGGTCGTCGCCTTCTGCTGCGCGGCCTGCGCCGCGGCGTACGCGGTGGAGACCGGGCTGACCTGGGACTGCACGCCGGCGAACCCGCCGGCGAGGACGCCCGCGCCCGCCCCGGCGATGCCGAGCGGCGCGAGCCCGCCGGCCAGGGCAGGCAGCCCGCCGAGCGCCGCCCCGCCGAGGCCGAGGATCGACGCGGTCTTGAACGACGTGCCGAGGATGCCGGGGCCGATCGCGTCGAACAGCTTCGCGCCGAAGCTCCCCCCGGCCGCCGACCCGGCACTGCCCGCGCCGCCCGCGCCCCCGGACCCGCTGCCGCCCTTGCCGAAGATGCCGGAGAACAGGCTCGTCAGGTGCGAGGAGAACGACGACGCCCAGTTCTTCCCCGCCCGGTCCCCGCTGTCCTTCGCGTCGGACTCGGTTTTCGTGGCCGAGGACGTGTCCAGCTTCTCCTTGACCGTGTCCGTCGTCGTCGTGTCGCGGGGCCCCTGGCCGGTGAGGTTCTGCCGGATCGTGTCGGTGGTGGTGACGTCCTGCGCGCCCTGGCCGCTTAGCTGCTGCTTGATCGTGTCGGTGGTCGTGGTGTTGCCGGCGCCCTGCCCGGTCATCACCTGCTGCACCGCCGCGGCGGGAGTCGGGGCGCCGCCGGTGGCGCCGGGCAGCACCCGTGAGATCAGGGCGCCGATCCCGCCCCGCTTCTTCGCCTCCGCCGCCGCGGAGTCGGCTGCCGCATCAGCGGCGTCCTTGCCCGCCTTCGCCCCGGCCGCCTTAGCCGCGTCATCGTCGACCCCGATGACTTCCTTGATGACGTTCTGCTTGTTGATCGTCTGCCCGATGCCGCCGCCCTGGCCGGAGATCATCTTCCCGAGCAGGCCCTGCTGTGCCGCCTGCTGAGCGGAGGGGGCGCCCGTCACCTGGTGCGGGGAGAACAGCGCGTTAAGCGCGCCGAGCACCGACCCCTGCGGCGACGACCGGAGACGGGACATCGCGTCCTTGGAGATCGTCTGGTCAAGCTGCGCGAACTGCTGGCGCGCCTTACTCACGCTCGATGAGTCAAAAACGGCGGAGAGCTTGACCTCGTGGCGTTCCTTCTCGAACGCGTCTACCTTGGCTTTCGCCGCGTCAAGCGCACGGTCAAAAGCGGACGTATCCACCGTCAGGGAGGCGGAGATGGCCCCAGCGTCAAAGGCCACCGCTCACCTCCCTCTAAACCTGCCTGCGCGCGGCCGGGTTCGCTTCCAGGTCCGCGATCATCGCGCTGATGTCGATCACGTCCGCCCCGCCGGCCGCCTGCCTGACCTGCGGCCCGTCTCCCCTCGCAGCCGCCTGCCGGCCGATCGAGAACGGCACCTCCGGGTCCTCGCTCAGCCCGTCGAGGTAGGTCTCCTGCAAGTCCCACGACATTGCGTGCCACTCCTCCGGCGTGAACCCGAGGTGGCGGCGCACGGCGTAGAGGACTACCCGGCGGCTGCGGATCGCAGGGTCGTCACCTGCGCGCTCCCACCGCCGGGTGCGGCTTCCGGGGACATCACCTCCTGCTGGAGCCAGGAGTAGAAGACGACGCGGATTCGCATGGGCAGTGCCAGCAGCGTCTCGGCCGACGGCTCACCGGAGCACAGGGCGGCGTAGATGCCGGCCATCTCCTGGTGCGACTCGATCGCGTTGCCAAGGGCGAGGGCGATGTCCGCCGCGGTGGGCTCGCCGTCGTCCTCGGGAAGCTTGTCCCGTACCGACTCGGTGAGCTTCGCGAGCGCGTCCACGAACGCGCGGATCTGCGGGTCCGTCGGCTCCTGCACCGTGCCGTTGGCGTCGGCGTAGGGGTGGAAGTCCCAGTCGAGCGCCTCGACCACCGTGGCCGCGTTGAAACCTGCCATGAAATCTCCGGGGGAAGTCTTGTTACTAGGAGGTAGCTACGGCCGTGAGCTGGGTAAAGCTGATTGAGCTGAACGGGCAGACCGCGCTCAGGGTGAGCGGGTAGAGCCTCTGCTGCGCGGCACGCCGGAACGCCGTCTGCACCTGCCCGGCGGAGATCATCACCGGGATGTAGAGCACCGTCGCGAACCCGTAGGTGTTGCGGGCGATCAGCGCCGCGGACAGGGTCGCGAAGGTCGTGCTCAGCGTCAGCACCGACTTGCCCGGCTGGCCCGCGCCCGCGGCGGTGGTCGCGATCGACCCCGAGTTGCCGTAGGCGAGGTTGATGTTGGCCAGCGTCTCCTCGGACAGGTTCGTCGTGAACTGGAGGTCCGCGGTGTTGACGGCGACGCCGACGGGGGTCGGCTGCTCCTCGATGTTGATGTTCTGCGTCGAGGGGTTGTAGGTCTGCGTGACGCCGGCCTCGGTGGCGCCCACGTAGGACCACCCGAGCCCGGTCCACGAGGAGCCGACGCCGAGGCTCGCGTCAGCCGGGACGGTCGCACCGACGCCGGGAGACGGGTTGGGCGCCGTGAACAGGATGCCGGTGCCGAACAGGACGTCGGTGGTCCCGTAGGCGGGCGGGGTGTATGGCAGGGTGCCGGGCACGTCAGGCCTCCTTGATGGTTACGCCCGCGTCGGCTGCCTGGCCCAGAAGCCGGGCGACGGCGCCTACGGGAACGGCGGTGGGGTCCTTGCCGACGGTGTGGCCGGCGAAGGTGAAGGAGTCGTGCGGCGGCATGACCCGCAGGCGGACGGTGCCGGGCGCGGGCGGGAGCGCCGCCTCGGCCTCGGCGAGCTGCTCGCGGAGGCGGTCGGCGCGGTCCTGCGGGCTTTCCGGCGCGGCGGGCTTCGGCGCGTCCTTGCCCGCAGCGGAAGGCGGGGCGGCTGGCTGCTCTGTCATGACCTGGTCCCCCTCAGGCGTTGCTGAACGTGTAGGCGCGGACGCACAGGTTGGTGACGGTGGTGAACGCGACGGCCCAGCAGCCGATCGCGGCGGCCGGCCAGGAGGCGATGCTCGCCGACCCGGCGATGCCCGTGGGCACGAGGTTGACGTTGTTGATGTTGTAGGTGGCCGCGTTGTACGGGCCGAGCCAGCCGGACTCCGTCGCCGCGATCGTGCGGGTCGTGGACGCTGGCAGCACCTGGCCCGCCACGTTGCCGCCGACGAGCACCTGCGTGATCCCGGCCGCGCCGCCGGCGCCGTTGTAGTACCAGAGCATCGTGTTGCCGCTGGTATTCGGGATGAGGAGCACGTTGTTCGGGCTCCACGCCGTGGCGAACCCGGTCCCGGTCCCGGTGAGGTCGATCCCGGCCGTGGGGGCGCTGCCGGTGAAGAACGTCCCGGTCAGTGCCGCCTGGTTGAAGTTCACCGGGGCAAGCGGCGTGGTGAGCAGTCCGGCCAATGTCAGCCGCCTCCAGTCGTGATGACGTACGAGCAGGTGAACTCGAAGCGGCGGTCGGCCGGGTCGAGGGGAAGCGGCGACGGCGGGGAGCCGAGCCGGGTGATGCACGCGACCGTGATCCCGTCCACGGCCTGCGGGGTGGGAGCGGTCAGGATCAGGTAGTCGAGCTGCTGCGCCGCGAGTTCCGCGCCGAGCGGGTCGTCAGCAGCGCCCCGCAGGCGCGCCTGGAACGCCCACGCGTCGAGCGCAGCCTCCTCGGTCACGTAACCGGGGCCGCCGCTCGGGGTGAGCGTCACTTCCCTGTCCGGGGCGGCGAGGACTTCCGGGCCGGGCAGGAGCGGGTAGCCGGACTCCTGCGTCACGTCCCAGCCGAGGCCGGCCAGGAAGTCGATCAGCAGGGTTGTCTTGGCGACCGTGGGCGCGCCCGGCGAGTAGACGTTGCTCATGCGGTCACCGCCTCAAGGACGCCCTGCGAGAGGCGCTGCGCCGCTAGCTCGCAGTACCGCTCGTCGGCCTCGATGCCGATGCATCGGAAGCCGTTCATTCGGGCGGCGTGCGCGGTCGTGCCGCTGCCGAGGAACGGGTCGAGGACCGTGCCGCCCGGAGGCGTGACAAGCCGCACCAGCCAGGACATGAGGTCGACCGGCTTGACCGTGGGGTGCGCGGTGCCGTCGGGCAGGCGGGGGCGCTCGCTCGCGGGAGCCTTCGCCTGGTACCGGAAGACCGGGAAGAACCGGGAAGCGCCTCCGGAGTCGCCGTAGCGCTGGCCGTCTCCCGGTAGCCCGAACAGTCCGGTAGCGTCGGCTTCTCGCTTTGCAGCCCTGGCCTTACCGGCGCCATGGATGCCTGCGCTCTGCTGGTCCATCTCCGCCACCGGGCAGCCGGGGGCGCAGTCCCACGCCTCCACGGTCTCCAGGCCGTTCTCGTCGGCGTAGGTGGCGTCATTGACGTCCTTCCGCCATCCCCCGTCATATCCGCCGGGAAGTTCGGCGGCGTCTCTGTTCCGCCCTACGTACGCCCCCGACTTCACCTGCCGCGCTCCAGTCGGCTCGCAGCCTTCAGCGTGGGTCAGCAGGACGTTCGGCGGCCAGCGGCCCTCGGCCTCCCCGGGCCGTGCCGCCGCGTAGGTCCCGGCACCGCGCCGGTCATTAGCCCATGAGCCGGCCTCCCGGGCAGGGGGGGCGCTAGCGCGCCGGTCCCCGGAAGGATTCTCGCCATTGACGTGAGCCACCCGGCACCCGTCGATGTTCAGCGCTCCCGCGCCGTGTACGAGGACGTTCGCGGCCACGGTCCCGGTGAGCGGCTTGCGGGCGAGGACGATCGGCTCATGCGCCGGCTTAAGCGCGGTGCCCCAGCCCTTGTGCTCGCCGTCCAGGTTCTTCGACTTCGGGAAGCCGCTGCCGTACACCCAATGCAGCGAGTCGCGGACCTCGAACCCCGCGTCCTCGATCCCGCAGGCGAGCCTGTGGTAAGTGCGCGTGCCGCCGAATGCGACCAGGTGCCCGCCCGGCCTGAGGACGCGGAGGCACTCACTGGCCCATGGTTCGCACCATGCCTGGAAGTCGCGCATGTCCTGCGCCGGGGCGCGATCCCACTCGGGCTCAGCGCATGTGCAGCGCCTGGCCCCGCGAGCCTGGCCGTGGCAGCGGCGGCAGTAGGCGTTCCGGTTGTCCCGGTGCGATGGCAACGTGAGGTTGTCCTTGCGGCCCTCGTAACCAACGCTCGCCTCGGCGGTGACCGCCCACGGACGATCCCACTCCTTGCCCATGAACTCAAGCCCGTAAGGCGGGTCGGTGACCACCGCGTCCACGCTGGCGTCCGGCAGCCCGGCCATGACCTCCCGGCAGTCGCCAAGGAGGAGCGTCACCAGGTCATCAGCGAAGTAGGGGGTCACAGTCGCCCCCTGAGCGCGTGCGGCTCGTTACGGCCGGGGATGCGTATGACCTTGCCGCCGCGCATGAAGTAGACGGTGAGTCCCTCGGCGAGCCGCTGCCGGAGGATGGCGCGGGACTTGGCCCGCAGTTCCTCCTCGGTGAGCCGCTGCACCTTCGGCTCCCGGTCGTAGACGGTGCGGTCCCCGACGGTGACCTGAGGATGCCCGCTGCGGTGGAGATCGCCCCACTCCCTAGGCGCGCTCACCTCGACCTGATCGGAAAGGTGCTCGGCGCTGCGCTCCATCGCCTTGATCCCGCCGTCGCGCAGCACGTTCTTCGCGTAGTCGGCGAGGTATGTGCGGAAGTGCTCGAACAGCGGCTTCTGGAGGTAGAAGGCGGTACCGCCGCGCGGGTGGCTCAAATCGGCACGTTCGTGCTGAAATCGGGCATACCGCTGGTCCACGACTACCAGGGCCGTCACCTTGGCCCCGTCTCCCGTCATGTGCCGCAACTCGTCGATGCGCGCGCTGAATGTTCCGCTCATTAGCCCTGGTACCAAGGGCCGGAGTCGACGAGGCCGCCTGTACGCGGCGTCCAGAACGGGCTATCTGCTTCGAGGCCGCCGGTCATCGGATCGATACGCGTATTACTGTCGTGACCTGTGAAGACGCGCGGAATCCGGTTTATAATCGCGCCGGTCTCGGAGCCGATACCCGGAGCCGTGGCAGGGTCAAGCAGGATGGTCCCGGTGCGCACCGCGTTGAGCATCGTCATGGCGTTCTGGTAGGCGATGTAAACGGGCGAGGTCGCCTCTACGGCCTTCCATTTCAAGTACGTCTTCGCAGCCCAGAAGCACGCGAGGTCAAGAGTCAGATCATGCAGGATCGCGGGCGGGTTGGCCTCCGGCGTGGACCCGTCGTAGACGTTCCCGGCATAGACGCTGACCCTGTTCGACGCCGCGTAGAGCGCAAGCTCAAGCTGCTGGTCAGTGAGCTGCGCGGCCGTGCCGGTCCCGTTGTCGGTGCCGGTCATGACCTGCCGCAGGTCATCGACGCTGGCGTACAGCGTCCCCGACGCGGTCGGCGTCGTCACGGCGCCGCCCCGGACAGCGCCCACGAGGCGAACCCGGCGGCGAGCCACGTGTAGCCGGAGATGTCGCCGAGCGCATCGCCGCCGAACGCGAACGCGGCGATCACGAACAGGACAGCAGCGATGACGAGGAGGATGCGGCGCGGGGGCCACGCGCCTGCCGGGTAGACGGGCTGCGGCTGAGGGGCGGGAGCGGTCACGATCCGGACTCCTTGCCTTCGGTGCCGGCGAGCTTCGCGGTTGCCTGCGCGGTCTTCTTCGGCGTTGCCTCTGGCGGCTCTTCCTGCTTGTCCTCGTCCGGCTTGGCGGCGGGCGCGGCGGGCTTCACGGGCAGCTCAGGGTCAGCGGGCGCGGGAGCGATCGGTCCCGGCGGGCGCAAGTTCTCGCTGCCAATGGCGTCTTCGAGAGCGCCGCCCGGCGTGACGTCGAGCATCTGGCCGCGCGTGAGCCGCTGGCTGACGCCATCCCAAAGGAAGCTCACGTCCTCGGTGACGATCCTCGCTGACATCTGCCGCCTCCCTAGTTGGCCTGCGCTGCGCGCGAAAGGCACGGGGCGTTGCCGCGCTCGGACTCGGGGATGACGCCGGACAGGTTGCTGCCGCCGCCGTAGGCGGCAGCTAGCGCCGAGCCGGGCGGAAGGTCGGCCACCGTCCCGTGCCGGACGAACGTGGTCACCGGGGCGCCGTTCGCGTGGGAATCCCAGATGACGCTGATGTCGGTAAGCACGCGCTGCGGATACTGGCTCATCAGTTGCTCACGCCCGTGGCGAATCCCGGCAGGCCGGCCTCCGCGTGAGCCGCGTAGGGCAGGGCGCTCAGCGCGGAGTACGCCGTCACCAGGTCGCCCGGCGCGTACGGCGTACCGGCCGCGTTGGCGTCCGAGCCGAGCTGCGGGTAGTTGACCCAGCACCAGACGGGGCTGCCGGTGTAGGTGACGACGATGCTGCCGCCGGGCATCACCGGGACGTTGTACGCAGCCGACGCGGTCAGCCCGCCGGTCAGCGCACCGCCTGCGACAAGCGCGCTCCACGTCCA